CCGCCGGTGCGCGGCGCGGGGCAGCTTGCTTCTGGCGGTTCAGCCCCGAGGTCGGCATCGGCGGCGGTGGCGTCATGTCGATGACTTCATCGGTCGTGTAGGACAGGCCGCGGATCACGTCGGAGAAATCGGCTCGGCACGCCTCAGAGGTGGCGCGTGCCATGAGCATGGCGCGGGGATACTTCTTCCAGGACGAGCCTGGCTTTCCGACCAGATCCGCCCGCTCGGCGTCGCGCATGGTGAAGGTGTGGCTGGTCCATTCCTCGGCAGGCCATTCGCGACGGTGGCACTGGGCCGTCGCCGACTCGTCGTCGCCTTGGACCCGGATTTGGTGGCCGGCCGACATGACCAGGGCGCGCATGCCCTCAGGGGACAGCGACGGGCGGCCCGAGATGATGTTGATGGTGTTGAGCGACTGCATCGGGCCGAGGCCGAGCTCGTGTCCGTAGAGGATTACCGCGCAGACGGCATCGGGCTTGCCGCGTAATCCACCGGGCACCATTTCGGTGTTGGCGATGACTTCTGAGAGGTACACCACATCGCGGATCACGGCGAAGGAATCACGGGCGACGGGGGCGGCCGAGAGCAGATCGGGCCGGGTGGCGGCCACGGCCACGATCTCGCCGGTGGGCTCGACGACGCTCACGACTCCCCCGCCGCGGCGCCCCGTTGCCGCGAACAATCGTTATGTAAAGCTGAGGCGCCCCTCACGCCGGCTCCGAACGCCTCGGCTCGACCCGCTGGGCGAGCTGCCAGGCGATGATGTCGGCCTCGGCGTAGAGCACGGTGCGCCCGCTCTTGATGTAGGCGGGCCCCTTGCCCTGCCAGCGCCAGTTCTGCAGTGTGCCGACCGCGATCCGCAGACGCCGGGCGGCCGCTTTCTCGCCCAACATTCTTTCACTCACTGACGGACACATTGAACCTTATCGGCGGTTGTTGTCAAGTTGATGTCCGAAACCCGCTAATCGGTTTTTGCCACCGCCGTTCCGCCCAGCGCCAGTGTGCGCCGGAGCGGCGACAACGGGGCGACAATTTCGGCCGGGACGCCCCACCGGTGTCAGACGCCCCAACGGTGTCAATGGTGGGTTGCGTTCCGTGAGGTTTAGTGGTAAGGTGGCGTTGACACCAACCACCAGAGAGAGAACCATGAAGACCCGCCCAGCACGTTTCGCCCTCCTCCCCGTCGCCGGCCTGGCGCTAGCAGCCATCGTGAGCTGCTCGAGCCCGGTCGGGGCAGCGACCAAGCCGCACCCGAGCGCCCAGGGGATCGCCGCCAAGCTGGCCCCGTTGGGCTGCGTCGCCTCGCCCGCAACGAGCAGCGCCACCATCGGCATCGCTCCTCGGGTCGAGCTCAACTGCACCATCAACGGTGAGAGCGTCAGCATCAACCAGTACCGCAACGCCGACCAGATCAAGCGCAACCTGACTGTGGCCCAGAGCGCGTTCGGCTGCTCGATACTCAAGAGCTTCGGTCTCGGGTCCGAGAGCTACGTTCAGTCGGGCACCACTCTCACCACGGCCCAGACACGCAGCACGGCGCGTCAGATCAAGAACGCCATCGGCCGGGGCGCCAAACTCGCCACCATTCAGTGCCACTGAGCGCCTACGGTCGATTCGTGGCCCGGATCCTCAAGGCTTACGGTCGCCGTATCAACGCCGGCGACATCGCCGCCCTGCCCGAACTGGTGGCGCTGCACGACGACCTCGACGCAACCATCACCGACGCCGTGCGCCAATTGCGCGCCGAGCCTCACAGCTACTCATGGGCCCAGATCGGTGCCGCTCTCGGCGTGAGCCGCCAAGCAGCCATGCAGCGTTGGGCTGACGTCGGTGGCGCTCGACGAGCCGGCGGCCAGCCGTCCCATCTGCGCTGATTTGCCTGAAGTTGGTGGTGCCGGCGGGCGGGTCAGAGAGAGTCGTGTAAACCCACCGCCCACCGGCACCGAGCAGGATGCGGGGATGTGGAGGTGCACCTGCCCCACCCGATTATGCCCGCCCGTTGTCTCCGTTGCGATGGTTGCTGGGCAGCGAATTGACGATGATGGCCAGGCCGCCGAGCAGGCCGATGACGGCCAGGATGTCGCTCGAGCTGTCACGGTTGAGCACGAACACCACGATGGCGAGCGCCAGGACGGCGGCGCCGAGCACGAACAGCATGGCCAGCTGGCGCGCCCGGCTCATCAGAAGATGGCGAAGGCCGCGACGACGAGGGCGAGGATGACGACGGTGATCACCAGGGCGCCGATCAGTACCTCGTGCTCTGGATACTCCTCGCTCACCAACTCAGCACGATCACGTAACCGTCACCGCCGCGCCCGCCCGCCCCGCTCGACACGCTCGCGCCATTGGCCCCGCCGCCGCCACCGCCGCCACCGCTACGGACGCCGTTGCCGCCTGCACCGCCATTGCCGCCGGTGTTCGAGCCACCACCACCGCCGCCGGTCGCAGGGGTGAGTATGGACAGAGGTGGCTGACCGACGACGCCGTTGCCGCCCGCCCCGCCACCTGCTGCACCAGGTGCCCCCACCCAGCCGGGCGTCCCTGGCGTAAGGCCGGCCCAGCTTCCGTTCCCACCGCCGAAGGTCCCGTTGGTGGCGGACACGCCGCCACCACCACCGCCACCGCACACATACGGTGCGAACGGCGCAGCTACACCAGCCGCACTTGCACCGCCGGCGCCGCCGGTGCCGCCCAGGTACAGGCCCCAGCCCGAGCTCGAGCCACCGCCGCCGCTGTTACCCCCGCCGGCCCCACCGCTAGCACGGAGCCACGAGTCGGGGCTTCCACTAGGGCCGAACAAGCTCACTGCGCCACCAGAGCCGATGTTGATTGCACCCGCTGACGCCGCCCCGCCCGCGCCGCCGGCGCCGACCTGCACCCGCACGGTTGCCGTCAGCTCCGCGGCGAGCAAGACGAAGTCGGTGACGCCACCGGCCTGACCGCCACCGCCACCGCCCGCAGCGGCACCTAACGCCGCCGCGGCACCCGAAGATCCTCCCCCACCGCCGCCGGCCACGATGACCCTCACGAATGTCACGTTCGCCGGCTTCGTCCAGGTGAAGTTCCCCGGCGTCGTCCAGCTCTGGAGGTTCGTTACCCCTGGCGGACCCTGGGGCCCGACCGGTCCCTGTGGCCCGACGGGACCCTGGGGCCCGGTCGGCCCCGGTGGCCCGACCGGACCAGGCGGCCCGATGATCGTCACGTCGACGTTGAAGGGGTTGGACCCGGCCGCGGCCACCTGAGCGCCCTCGAGGTCGCTCATTGGGTCACCCTCGCCATCAGCTCGAGCCGGCCGCCAGCCAGCGTGTAGACCGTCCCGGTCAAGGTCAGGGCGCAGTCCCAGACGCAGAGCTGGGGCAGCGTGGTCGAGACCGTCGCCGGCAGGCCGAGCTTCACGACATTCACATTGATCGACGTCACAAAGGTGCCGGCGATGGTCGTGCTCGAGCGGCTGGTGCGGATCTGGGCCGCCACGGTCCCAGCGGAGATGTCGATCGGGTTGCCGCTCTGGTCGGTCACGGTCAGGGTCATGGCGAAATCGTCGCCCTGGTAGAGGCCGAGGTCGACGGGGGCCGGAAGGGCGTTGACGCGCTGGCTGGTACCCATGTCAGATCCTTTCCTCAATCATGGCGCTCGCGAGTGCCGAGGAACGTGGCAACGGCGCCGACCATGGCGCCGAGCACCGTCGCGAGCAGCGTGGACTCGGCCTCTGAGATGTGCCCGGCAATCTGGTGGTCCGCTTCGGACAGGGCCAGAATCACGATGGCGATCGCAGCGCCGAGGGCCAGGATGAGGGCAGCGACGGCACGCCAGTCAGGCATTCAGGGCCGAGCGGAGCCGTCGTAAGGGAACTCATAGAAGTTGATGTCCCGGTTGCCCGGGTCCAGGCCGAGCGTGTAGCCGTTACCGTCACGGCGACCCGCGATTCCGATGCACGGCCACTTCTGGCGGTTGTACTTGTCGTTATTCGTTCCGCCCAGCATCGGCGCCCCTCTATAGGCGTGCACCGCTCCGTCACGGAACGCAACCCAGTACCCGCCCGAGCGCGGGTCCAAAAGCATCATGTTGTCCTCCTGTTCTGTCGGAATCGGTCCCATGGCGCCGCCGGCCGCCATGGCGATGACCTGGTCCATCGGGAAGCCCGGGCCGCAGTCCCAGTGTCCGCCACCGGCCGCGCCGAGGTCGACGTGCTGGCAGACGCCCGACGCCCCGCCTTGGGCCTCGGCGGCGTTGAGCCGCACCAGCGGGATGCCGAACGCGGCGCACTCCTCGGCCACCCATTGGGCCGTGTTGGCGAGCATGGTCTCGTGCATCTGCCACTCCGCCGGCGTCCAGGCGGCGAAGGCGCAGAGCTCGGCCGCCACTGAGTAGGGGTTGGCGTTGCCCTGGGTCCAGGCCTTGTCCGAACGGCGCACGTACTCACCGATGACGCCGGGCGTGTCGTCGATGCCGGTATGGCTGGACACGCCCGAGCTCGGGCTCGAGAAGTAGCTGCCGAGCGACTGGTAGGTGCGGGCGCCCTCGGCGGTGTGGAGCACCACCAGGCGCACACCACTCCCCCGGCTCGAGTAGTTCGGCGAGCCGATCCACTCGCGTCTAAGCGCCACCGTTCTCCTCTGGTGCGTCGCCCTCGGCGCCGCCATGCGACGGTTCGGTTTCGGGCTCGGGTTCGGGTTCGGGGATCACCTGGGGTTCGGGTTCGGGGATCACCTGGGGTTCGGGTTCGGTCGTCATGGTGTGCTCCTTATCGTCGGGACAGTGCGTTGATGGCCTGGTTCTGCGTCCTCATCAGCCCGCCCAGCGTCGTGGTAGCCCGGGCGACGACGAGATCGACGTCCTCTTGGCCGTCGTCGCCGATGTCGTAGGTGATGCCGAGAATCCGCTGGGCCGTGTTCACCTTGAGTCGCCCCGAGAAGATGACGACCGGCACGTTGTCGCCCATGTTGATGAGTCCCCAGGTGTAGAAGTTGGGCGTCAGCGTGAGCACGTAGGTCGGAGCGAGCACGCTGTAGTAGCCGACCTTGCCCGCGGCGCTCTGATTGAGCCAGCCGCTGTTGGTCGAGCTCACGCTCGCCGAGTCGCTGGTCATGAACGTGCCGACCGTCGTGCCGGCGGCGTCGGGGGTCCACGACTCACCCGCCAGCTGGGACACCGAGTTGTCGGCCGACCCGTTGTTGCCGATGGTACGCCAGTAGTTCGTGTAGTCCGCCGCGGTCAGTTGGCGCTGCACCTTGGACACGCTCGAGCCGTAGGCCAGCGTGACCCCGCTCTGGGTGACGCCCTGTTGGGGGTAGAAGATGCGCATGGCATCGCGGGTGGCGCTGTTCGTCGCCACCTGTGCGCTGGCGTTGTTGGTCATACACAGGGGCTTTATGTCGTAGTCGAAGCCGTTGGACAGCTTGGCCAGGTTGTCGAACTGGGTCAGCACGACCATGCCGCCCTGCTGGGCGATCGAGCGGGTCTGGCCCGACGGAGGAGTCCGCTGGGTGCCGTCGGGGTTCGAATGGAACGTCCAGAGCGGCAGGTAGCAGCCGGGCGAGAACGACGTCGGGCTGCCGATGGGGTAGGTGGAGAACACACCCGCCGCCCAGCTGCGCCACTGGTCCGCTGCGTAGTCCTGGTCAAAGACCGGCGGCGTGCCCGAGCCCATGTAGTCGGTCTGGGTGCCGGTGTAGATGCGCCGGTTGAACATGGCGAGGTAGTCGTGGCACGTGAACGTCACCGTGTGGGACTGCTCGTCGATCTGGTCGTCGCTGGCGTCGACCATGCCGCGGAACACTGGTATGTCGGCCCCGCTGTTCTCGTCCCAGCGCCAGGCGACCACGTCGTGTTGCAGCTCTGCGATCAGGGCGCAGTCGGGAGCATGGCCGTCCATGTCGAAGGTCAGGGTGGCCGGCATGTCCCAGGCCTGCACGAGTTTGCGGTTCCGCGCGCTGTCGAGCTGGACGATGATCGTCTGGCCCCAGGTCTGGTCATTGAACTGCCGGCGGTGCAGCGTCAGGCGCCAGCGCCCTCGCCCGGCCGGTATGGGGGTGGCCATCAGCTGATGTACCCGTCGTTCCAGAGGAAGGTCGCCTGGGTGGCGCCGGTCGAGCCGCTCCCGAGCTGGAGGATGAACCGGGCGTAGGAAGGACCGACCGGCAGGACCGGCCAGCCCGTCGTCAGCGCCCAGTTGATCTGATTGAGCACCGATTGACCGGCCAGGGTCGCGGTGTGCGCGGCACAGTCGAGCGTCAGCACCTGGCCGGCGCCGAGCGTGGTCGACAGCTGGATCGTGTAGGTGGCGAAGCTGGGCGGCCCCGTCGAGGGGAAGGCGGTCGTGACGATCTGGCCGTTGGTCAGCGGCCCGGTGACCTGGACGAGCGGCCGCGCCGGCACGTCGCCCGCCGTGTTTATGTTCGCGCTGTTCGCACCCCAGAGCGCGGTGGCGCTCTTCTGCGCCGGGTCGAAGGCGATGGGGTTGGGCGCGATCCATTGCAGGGCGATGTCGCGCTGGGTGGCCCCCACGATGGGCCAGTCGTAGGAGTCGGGGCGCAGCGTGAGCGTCCGCTCGGGGTTGGTGCCGCGGTCGAGCACGTAGTGGAGCACCGGTCGCGCGCTCGGCACCATGTACGGGGCGAAGTTGTCGGCCACGTCGTCGATGCGGGCGCCGGCCGTGGTCAGCGCCGTGATGGCGGCGGTGACGGTGCGCGCGCCCATGTACTGGGTGCGGTCGATGATGCCGTCCTGGTCCGGGGCGTTGTTCATGACCGTGCGCATGATCGGGGTGCCGAGGTCGAGGCTCTGGCACATCCAGCCTCCGCTCGGGTTGTCGAGCTGGATCGTGTTGCCGCCGAGGGCGAGCCAGGCCTGGCGCACACAGGTCGGCATACCCGAGATCGGCTGGTGGATTGTCATATCCGGTTCCTCGCCACCCAGGCGGCGCGGCGCATGAAGGCGTCCACGTCCACGCCGCTGGTGAAGTGGGCGTTGTTGACGACCACGGCCGGGCCGCTCGAGCTCGACGCCATGGCGGGGGCCAGCCCACCGGCACCCGCGCTGACGCCGCCCCCGCGGGCCGGGGTGAGCGCGGCGACGGTGGCGTCGAGGGCGGGCTGGACGTGCTGGTCGAAACCGGCGGTTATCCCGAGGCCGAGGCCCTGCATGATGAACTTGCCCTGCTCCATCATCACCTTCGACGGGCTGAAGATCGACAGCGGGTTCTTCAGGAAATTGCCGACCTTTTTCGCCACGCCGCTGAAGAAGCCCTCGACGGCCTTCCAGGCGTCCTCGGCGCCACGTTTGAGGCTGTTGATGATCGTCATGCCGATGTCGTAGAGCAGGTTCGTCACATCGCCGATGGCGTTCTTGATGTCGCCCGGGATGCCGCTGAAGAAGCTGACGATGTTGTTCCAGTACGTCACGATCATGAACACGGCGAGCCCGAACGGGCCCGTGAGGATGGCGAGCAACAGGGGCCAGTTGGCGGCGACCCAGTTGTAGACGCCCATGATGGCGTTCTTGATGGCGTCGAAGGCGACCACGACGGCGTTCCAGACGTCGAGGACGACCGCCTTGAACGTGTTGAAGTGCGTGACGATGAGCACGATGGCGCCGACCAGCACCACGCCGATCAGCGTGGCGATGAGCACGACCGGGTTGGCCTCGAGGGCGAGGTTCCACAACCACGTCGCCGCCGTGGCGACGCCGCTCGCGACGGCCTGCGCGGCCTGGCCGATCTTGAGCAGGTTCACCGCGTTCTTGGTGATCTCGATGGCCGAGCCGAGCCCGGCCATGGCGATGCCGGCGGTGCCGATGGCCGGGCCGTACTTCTGGGCAAACAGCGAGACGTGGTCGGTGATCTCGGCACGCATGGCGTGGAGGTGGCCGGTGAAGGTGTTGGCCTGGGCACTGGCCTGGCCGCCGAGACTCTGGCCCAGCTGGTCGACCGCCCCCTTGTAGTCCTTGGTGCCGTCCTTGTTCTTGGTGACGACGATGCCGAATTCCTTGAAGATGCGGGCGCTGCCGTTGTAGGCCTTGCCGAGCTGCCCCGCCGCAGAGGTCAGGTCCTCGTGCTTGGCCGCGGCGAGGTCGGTCGCCGTGTTGAGCAGTTTGAGCGCTTCGGTCGGGTCGTGGGTGGCCGAGGTGAGCACGCGCAGAGCGCCCTGGGTCTCGTCGGCCGTGTTGCCGAACTTCTCCTGGTGGCCGATGGCCTCCTCGACCTGTTTGGAGTACTGGTCGTAGGAATGGCCGGTGGCGGTGATCGAGGCCTGGAGCTGGGCGTGCGCCGCCTGGTCCTTGGACCCGAGCGCGCTGAGCGCAAGCCCGACGCCGGCCGCCGCACCACCGACGCCCGCCATCTTGAGGCCGGTGCTCTTGGCGTGCTCGCCCATGTTCTGCATGGACTGGTCGGCGGTCTGCAGCGCGTTGCCGAAGGGCCCGAGCGCCCCGGTGCTGTTGAGCGTGCCGAGCATGCCCGAGAAGGCGCTGTGCATGCCCTGCGCGGCGCTCTGGCCCTTCTGCTGGGCGCCGGTGAAGCTCTTGCCGAGCCCGGTGACGTCCCCGAGAATTTTTACCATTATGCTAGGCCCCGCCACTACGGTATCCTTGGTGAATGCGAGTAGGAGACCGATTCGGACGGCTGGTCGTCAAGACCAAGCCCGTCCGTGAGACGGGGACGAGGCACTACTACGTCCAATGTCGTTGCGACTGCGGGCAACGGCGACGCATTCGAACCGACGCCCTCACTCAAGGCATGACCCTGTCCTGCGGCTGTTACCAGCGAGAAAGAGTCACCCGCCATAGTGGGTCGGGCACCCGGCTCTACAAATGCTGGCGGGCCATGATCGACCGGTGCTCGAATCCGCGTTCGGGGAACTGGCGGCGCTACGGCGCACGCGGCATCGATGTCTCCGACGAGTGGCGTGGATCGTTCGTCGCCTTCCGCGACTGGGCCCTGTCCAACGGGTACGGCGAGAGCCTCTCCATCGACCGGATCGACAACGACGGGAACTACACCCCGGCCAACTGCCGGTGGGTCACGCCACAGGCGCAGGCAAACAATCGGACCCAGGGCGGACCAGGTCGGCACGGCCGGGCGGTCACGGCCTGGGGCGACACGAGATGGCTGTACCAATGGCTCACCGACCCCCGCTGCACCGTCAGCCAAAACATGCTGAAGAAACGCCTGAACCGGGGCTGGTCCGCCGAGCGGGCCATGACCGAACCGATGGCGACGAGTGCAGACGCCGGGAAACGAGGAGCCGCCGCTCGTTGGGGATGACGGGCCGGCCATCTAGCGTGTCCTGTTCGCCCGGGCGATCTCCTCGGCTTCTGTGGCCATGTACCGCACCATGGCGGCGAAGTCCTCGTCACAGAGCTCGTCGATCTGGTCCGGTGTCATCCGCCAGTAGCGGCAGAAAGCGGCCCGGGCGTCGGCGAGCTGCCGTTCATAGGGTTTGCGTCGTCCACCTCCACCTCGACGTCGTAGGCGTGCAGCCACAGCGTCGTGGGATCCCAATTCGGGTAATCGCGCAGCAGGGCGCGGAAGGCGACGATGCGGAACGGCGCGTTCTGCGCCAGGGCGGCGAAGTCAACGCCCTCGATCTTGGTGATGAGGTCGAGGGTGCGCTGAGAGGGCAGGCGGGCACTGAAGGCCTGGCTGACGCGCACGAGCGTCGGCAGCGTCTCCTCCGAGATGGCCGAGTACTGCTGGGTCGGAGGCTCGGCGTCGTAGGGCTCGTCAATCATGCACGGCCTCCGCTGTGGTCGTCTCGTTGCTCCAGGGGAATGAGTCGAAGGCCTTCTGCGCCCCGGCGCTGTAGAGCTCGGCCGCCTGGGTGGCCAGAGCGGTCGCTGCGGGGAACAGGTAGCGCCCGTTGGTGACGTACGCGCGCCCGGCCGGGTAGCCGCCGAAATCCACGGGACCAGCCCACGGCACCGACGCCGAGCCGGCCCGGATCGACGCCCCCGAACGCGTGCCGCTCGTACGCACGCTGCCCGCCAGGCGCCCCGTGACTTGGGGGTAGCTCGAGCGCGCCTGGGCGGCCACCGGCTCGGCCGCCTGCTTGCCCGCCGCGCTCAGCGCCTTGTTCAGCGGGCCGGCGTCGGCACAAAGGCGGTTGGCGTCTCGCACCAGAGCACGCAGGCCGACGACGTCGACCGTCGGAGTCGTGGGCACCTAGCGCCGCCCGACGCCCAACCACGCCAGCGTTGTCACCAACGCGATGACGCCCACCTCGATCAGCAGGACGACCCACTCGGTATCTGTCATGCCTTGCCCACCACCCAGGCCGTACCGGACCAGTGCGCGCCGATGAGGTCGGCCGTGATGACGTACTGGCCTGTCGCCCACGCCGTGGTCGGGCTGGCGGTGATGCCAGTGAGCCCAGCCAGGTTGGCCGGGACGGTGGCGCCGCTCGGGCTGTAGAAGCCGGGGAAGCCGGCCGTCGCCGTCGTGGCGGTGATGGCGCCGGTGTTCACCGTCGGCGGGGCGATCATGTTCCAGTCGATGGCGACCTCAGAAGCCGCGCCGGCGTCGCCGATCAACAGCTCGAAGGGCATCGGGATGACCTGGCCGGTGATGATCGGGTTGTTGGAGCTCGCCACCAGGCTGGCGTGGGGGCGCGCCTTGAAGGTGGCCGGGGTGCCGCCGCTGAGGTAGGCCTGATAAGCGGCGTTGAGCGTCTGGTAGGTCGCCCCGGTGTCGAAGGACTGGTAGAAGGTCAACTTCATGTGGTACTTGGTGACGCCGGGATAGTCGGTCTCGGCACAGAAGCTCGTCACCGTCACGAGCTTGTTCTCGGGGATGATCTCGATGTGCTTCACCAGACAGCGCAGGTTGACCCCGTTGAGCTCGTAGTAGGCGTCGTTCAGGATCAGCGGGTTCGCTACCGGCGGTACGGGGTCGCCGGTCGCGGTGACGCTGGCGTCGAGCTGGCCCGGCGCCTCGAGCACGGCACCGCCGTTCTTTTCTGCTGGGCTCATGGTTCCCCTTTCACATTCGGATCTCTAGGGTCAGGTCGGCCGCCAGCGCCGAAATGTTGTTGGCCGCGATGGCGACCCGACGCCAGTTGGACTGCGTGGTCGGTATGAGCGACTGCACCACCCCACCGAGCCCCGGGTCGACCGACAGGGCGGCTCTGGCCTCTCCGAGCAGTTCGTCGAGGGTGTCGGGGTCGTTCGGCCCGGCGTAGGCGCCCAGGATGAACTCGACCAGGTCGACGCCGAAGCTGCTGACGTCGTAGGTCACCGTGCGCGGGTAGGCGCAGACGTAGGCCGGCGGATTGAGCGTCTCGGGCGGCGTAGCGAAGCACGACACCGGCACCTTGGCCGCCAGCACGTCGGCGATCGCCGCGGCCACAGGAGCGCGCTGCCAGCTCAAGAGAAAACCAGCGGGGCATAGAGCGCATAGAGCCGTTCGGTGTCGGGGTCGGCGCGTCCGACGCGGACCACACCCATGTCCCCCCACGCGATCGTCCCGTCGAGAGAATCGCGCCGGCGATAGATGCGGCCCGCGTCCATGACGCACGCCTGGAACACGGCGTCGGGCAGGGTGGTCGTGTCGGACAACCACTGTGAACCCGTCCGCCCGATGCCGTATTCGATGGCGGCGAGGCGGCACTGGTCGATGACGGCGTCCTCGGCGGCGTCGGGCTGCAGACGCAGCCACGAGCGCACGTCGGAGAGTCTCGGCCAGCCGCCGCCTGCCATGGCTTAGCGCCTCCGGGCCTTGGGCGTGCCCGGTCCTGAGCCCGGCTCGGCCTCGTCGCGGCGCTCGGTCTCTTCGGCCTCGGCCTCTTCGGCCTCGGCGACCGTCGGCAGCGTGCCCACCACGGTGAGCGGCACGAAGCTGGTCGTGTCGAGCGTGCCGAACGCCACGTAGCCGCCGTAGGCGACCTGGACGCCGAGCAGGGAAGGCTCGATGACGCTGAGAAGTCCTATGACCTCCTCATAGACCTCGTAGAGCGTGGACGGCCCGACGATGAGCGTGCCTGAGGCGAAGGTCGGCACCACGATGCGCGGCAAGCCGAACAGGTCGCCGGCGAACATGCCGAGCTGAGACGTGCCCGGGGCGCCCATCTCGCGGGTCGTGTCGACGGGCAGCACCACGCGGGTCGTGTCGACTAGGGCGCCGAGGGCGGCCCACACGTCGAGACTGCACCAGATCCGGTCGGGCATGCGCCGGGCCTGCTGGTAGGAGTGCATCGCCGCGGTGTAGAGGCCGGTGGCCCACTGCGACAGCGTGACGGGCTGGGCCGCCGTCCCTACCGAGACCGCCGTGCCGGTGGCCGCCGTCTTGAAGTTGGCCGCCACCGCCGTCTCGGTCTGCACCGAGTACACCTCGGCCAGGTCACGCACGACGATGTCCCACGCCGCTGGGCTCGTCCAGTCGATGTCCTGGCGGGAGATGTCGACGTAGCCGCCATAGGTGGCCTTGGTGAAGGTCACCGGGCTGACGACCATGGCCTGGGACGACAACGCCGTCTTCTGCGTGGCCTGCACGCCGACGGTGGTGTGCGTGGTGACCTTGGGCCGGGTGAAGGTGGTGCCGGCGATCCCGCCGAGCCCTCGAGCACCGCCCAAGCTGGTGATCAGCGGGCGGAAGCTGTCGATGAGGCTGACCACCTGGCCGATGATCGGGGTGGGCAACAGGCCGGGCGTCTGGGTCGTCGTCATGTCGGCGCGCTGGGCGTAGAAGTTGCCGAGACGTGACGCCGCCTGCTCGTCGCGCACCGAGCGGTCGAGGATCGAGTTGCCGCGTACGTAATCCACGATGAACTCGCCCGGGGTGTTCCAGGGTGTCGGGCGGTTCGGCACGGCCGCCGCCCTTACCGCGGCGGTCTCGGGCCGGGGCAGCGCTGACACGGTGTCGTTATGGGTGGCGCGCAGGGCCTCGAAGCCGGCCAGCGGCTCTATCTGGGCGTCGATCTCGTTGATGCGCTGACGGGCCGCCTCGAGCAGGTTGCGCTCGGCGTCGACCAGGTCGCGCTCCTCGCCTACCTGGCCGAGGATGGCGTCGATGGTCGAGATCTGCTCGTCACGCGCTTCGCGCAGACGGTCAAGGACAACGTTGGGCATGGTGCCGTTCCTTTCCGGAATGTCGGATTCGGGGCCAACACAGATGCATGGCGCCACGTTGCCCCCACGATGGCCCGGCGATGGGCACTGGGGCCCGGGCGTCGGGCCGGGCGTCGGAACGGACCGGCCGCGGTCTAGTCGCTGCTGGCGGACTCTAACGCTTCGCGCCACTTGCGCCAAGCATCCACCTGGCGCACGGGCCTGGTCACCTGGGCCTCGCGAATCTGCAAAGCGTCCATGGCGGTGCGGACTTCTGACACCCCGGCGTCCTCGAACACCGGCGTCGGCGTCAGGCTCACTTCGACCAGACGTGACTCGTGGTGCGTCACCTTGTCCTTGTGCTCGGGGCCGAGGGCGGGGTCCCAGTCGTCCCAGGCGATGTGGTCCCAGGTGGATTCGCGGGGCTGGAACCCCACCGACAGCCCGACCAGCAGCCCGTCGGCCGCGGCGCCGGCGGCGCGCTGGGCCTCGGGCGAGGATTCGTCGAGACGCCACACCCCGCGCAGCCCGTCGTCGTGTGACCACTTCTCGGCCACGCCGACGGGGATCCGCTGGCGGTCGTGGAACAGCATCAACGGCAACTTGGAACCCGAGCCGCCGGCGGTCGAGCGCTTGAAGCTGTTGAGGGCGTGGCGCTCCATGAACATGCCGCAGTCGCCCCAGGTGTCATACGGCACGGCGCGCCCCTCGAGGTAGCGGTAGGGCTTCTTGCCGGTCACCTCGGTGTCGACGAGCTCGAGCCGGGTGGCGTAGGTACGTGCTTCAGGTGCGATGGTCATGGCTGGACTCCTCCGGTTTCGCCGGTGTCGGGTGCGAGCGGCGCGTTGGGGTCGTCGGGTGACGCGGTCGAGGTGCCGCCGAGGTCCGCGGTCGCACCTGTCGCCCCGAAGGTCTGGGGCGGCAGGCCCACCATGACGCGCGCTTCTGGAAGCGACATGATGCCCGAAGCCACACCGGACACCGCGGCCGCCATGGACGTCGCCAGGTCCTCACGGAGCAGCTGGCTGCGCTGGAAACGGATCGTGGTGCCCCGCGGGAGCCAGGCGTTGGACCAGACGTCCTCGAAGTCGGCCAGCAGCGGCTCGAGCGAAGTACGCAGGACCTGTTGGTACTGCGGGCCGGCGGTGCGGTACGTCATGCCGGCCACCGGGGCACCGAGCCAGTAGCCGTCGAGGTTGAACATGTTCGCCACGTCGATGAGCGAGAGACGGCGCGCCTCTGAGAGCTGGGTGTCGGTCGGCGACCACGCCAGCGGCTGGATCACCGTGCCGTTGGGCAGGATGACCGGCTCGCGCACCGGGCCGCTGAAGTTGGTCATCCACGTCGCCTTGGCCTCGTCGGCCACTTCCTGGGTCAGCGTCGCCTGGGGGGTGATGATGGCGGCCGAGGGCACCGCGCCGTTGGAGAGCGCCCCGCGCTCGTACTCCTCCTCCATCGCCACACGGTCCAGCGTGTTGAGGTACTCCTCGACGACGCCGACGCCGCGGACGGGATAGAACCGGTCGGCGCCGCGCTTGACGTGGATCACGTCGTCGGTGACGAGCATTTCGCCCAGGTAGTTGTACGACGCGGCGGGCCCGGTCGGGTCGACCCAGTTCCACATGATGTTGACCCATTGCACCGGCAGCCAGACCACGCTCAACGGCCAGCCATCAGCCCCCCGGGCTGTCACATAGCTGATGGCGTTGCCGTTGAGCAGGTAGTCCTCGACGTTGACCTGGACGAACCAGGACCCGGCGTTGTCGGGGTCGGGGCGGCTGAGCATGCGGGGCTGGCTGTCGAGGCGCTGGTAGCCCCGGTAGGCCTCCATCGGCATCTGCTTGCACATGCCGCTGTAGAGCTGGAGCGCGCGCCCAACGGCGGGCACCTGGCGCGCCGTCGAGGCGTCGACCACGTAGGGCCCGACGCCGGCGAGCAGGTTCACCCCCGGCGGCATGGCGCTGCGCGCCCGCGCGCTGGTGATCATGGGCCCGCTCGGGGTCGCGGTCAGCGTCATGGGCGCGTCAACATTCCCGCGTCAGAGCAGGTAAAAGCAAGCATTCACCTCTACTGAAGGCTTAGAGTCGCGGCCATGTGGCATTTCAAGGTCCTCCGCGTCGACGTCAAGAGCGAAACCGACGAGGCGACCTTCCCGGGCGGCTGGGAGCCCTTCCACGCCGAGGCCTCGACGATCTCGGGCGGGGGCTGGGTCGTGTACCTGCGCCAGGACGACGGAGTCACCGAGCCGCCACCCAAGTAAACCGCCCGACGCGGCGGAGGGGGATCTCGGCGCGCCGGACGGCATCCCTAGTAAATCCGGAACGACCCGAGCGCAGCGGGAGCATGGTCGTAGGCCCACAACGCCACGGTGGCCGCGGTGAGCGTGGCGATCGAGGTGGCGGACTGGCGCCGGCCCCAGCTCCAGGCGTCGGCGAAGCTGCGCCGCGCCGCCGAGGCGGCCGCGGCGTCGAGCGCGCTATGGGGCCGGATGCGCACAGCGCCCTCTGTGATGGCTTCTAAGAGCCCCTGGCACGCCGCGGCGTAATCCCTCCCCTTGACGCCCTCGAGGGCCACCCCGTGGCGCCTGAGCACGTCTGCGACGTCGATGGCCGGCCCGGCCTCGTCGAAGGCGAAGGCGAGCGGCGCCCAGCGCTCGACGAGCTCGGCGGCGCGCTCGGGGATCCAGCCGACAGTTGGGCGACAATCGGCGACCTCGATGTGCGCGACGCCGTCCTCTGAGCGCCAGGCCGCCGCGATGGCGCCCTCTGAGCGGTCCAGCGCCACGTCGAAGCCGAGCGCCACCGCCCCGCGCTCGGGCATGGGCGCTTCTGGGTCCGCCGCGTCACGCCACGCCGGGGCGGGGATGACGCGGTCGACCATCGACACCCACTTGTTGGCATAGGCCCGGGCGAACTCGTCGGGGCCGAGCATGGCCAGGGCGGCGTGCATGGAGTCCGCGCCGATGGTGCGCCCGTAGGCGGGGTGGTAGAGCGGCCAGGAGGCCGGATCAGTGGGATCGAGCTCGTCGGGACAGGACCACTCGAAGAAGGCGACGCCCCGGTCCTTGCCGCTGAGTGCCGCAGCTCGGCCGGCTTCTACGGTGCCGAGCCACCACAGCGCCGCCGCGTCGCCGGCGGTGGACAGTTTCCAGACCTGGGCGTTGGGGCGCGTGGCCTGGGTCGGAATCACCGCTTGGTCGAGCTGAGAGCCCTTCATCTGGTCGAAGGCCCAGCATTCGTCGATGACCACGATGTCGGAGACCTTGCCGTGCAGACCGGTCGGGTTGGGCGGGAAGGGACGGATCATGCCACCGCTGACGTTCCAGCGGATGTCCTCGGATCCGGCCATGCGGCGCAACCGGGCCGCGTCGGCGAACGGGGCGAGCAGGGGCCAGTGTTCGTTCGTCAGCCAGTCGACCGCGTCCTTCTGGGTCTGCATCGTGTACCAGGCCCGACAACGCGGCACGAGCAGCGCTCGGTGGTCGAGCACGAGGCCGAACAGCGACGTCTTGCCGCTTTGCCTGGGCACCGTGACGACGACGAGCTGGTAGACGAACCGCCCGTCGGAGTCGATCTCGAGCGCCACGTCGGCCACGTGGCGCTGCCAGGGCATGAACGGCTTGCCCACCACCTCGGCGAGCCGCGCCACCGCCGGCCCGTAGGTCGCCCGGCTAGTCGTTCGCCGGCTTGCTATCGCCGGGGGTGGCCCGCAGGACGTCGGCCATGAGCGAATCCCAGGCATCGACAGCTTTGGTTCCTCCTGCACTCAGACCAGCGGCCTGTCGTATTTGCAAGTAAGCCACGTTGGCCCGGGTCACGACGTCGGGCTCGCCCGCCTGTTCGCCCCGATCGACCGCCCGAGCTTGCGCCCGGAGCGCCGCGCGCTCGGCCTTGCCGATGTCAGGGCGGACCGTCAGATCCGCGTTCAATCCCGTCTCGACCCGGCCAACCTGGAACGGTCTGGACTTCATCGGCCTAAATCAGCCCCTTGACCAGGTCTTTAGGAAAAAAACCGACACGAAGACGGACGTGGACAGGCACGCTCCCCAGAAAAACGAACCCCCCCCACCGGCGGGCACCCCCCCGGGTCGTCGCGCCCGCCGGCATGGGGTGGGGGTAGGGGGTGCCGGTCGGTCGTAACTATCTCCCCCACCGCTGGGGTGGCAGGTCACAGGCGCGTCTCGTAGAACGGCTGCGAACCAACCCCCCGTCGCCGGCGACCGACGCCACCGTGCCGTCCCCAGTTGCACGGGCCACACGACGCACGCAGGTTCGCCATGTCGTAGACCGAGCCGCCCTCTGCTCGAGGGATGACGTGGTCCACCTCGGTGGCATAGGTCCTGCACTTGGGCCCACGTATCTGGCAGGTGTAGTTGTCACGGACCAACACCATGCGACGCAGGCGCCGGTAGCCCTGTGTCCACAACAACCTGCTATCTGCGGCCACGACCGCCACGCATGGAGCGCACCGCGCCCTGGTGCTGGCGTGCCACGTGCGCCCGCACCGTGCTCGGTGCACCGCGTGTACTACGGCGTGCCGAATATGAAAGGGCGGCACGGTGAGTGCGCCCACGCTGGGCCTCCGATATGCCGGCCCGTCGGGCCTGAGCCTTGGTAGGTGCGGGGTAGCGCCAGTTGCTACGTGGGCCAGAATGCAGAGCGAATGCGCTACGTGGCAGGGCATTGCGCTGCCGTGCGGTCAGTGCCATGCCGACCTCCTTTGCTAGGTCTCACCAGTATGTGTCTCGTCCTCGACGTGCTGTTGCCAGTCCTTGATCGCCATGGCCTCGGTGTCGCCCTCGAAGCAGGCGCCACAGCTGCAGTCGACAATGACCGTGATCGCGGCGACGTGATGGTCGCCGCTGGGCAGGAAGACAACGCGGTCAGAGCTTTGGTTTGGGCCGGTTCCTGAGTCGTGACTCATTTGGGCCACCGCCCGAGGAGTCGTACGTGGGTGGCGCTCGGCCGACCGAGCTCGGGGTCTTCGACCTGCCAGTCGTAGACGTAGGGGCTGCGATGCCGGCGCCAGCGGCGCCACAGTGAGCGCAGACGGTTCACGGCTTCTCCTGTATTGGTGGGGCGGCGTCGGTTACCGAATGCCCTGTGCGATGATTGGCGCCATGAGGAGTTTTCTTCGCTGGTTGTCGACTCCGTTGCGGTGGTGGGCCAACCACGACGTGGCCGAGGAGTCGTACCTCAGCGGCTGGTGGGCCCCGAAGGACTGGCCTCACCGGCTGTAGCGCCCCCGCGCCTTGTCGTGGAGGTACTGGTAGAAACCGAACGGCTCGTCGGCAGGTTCTTGGCCCACCTCGGCACGCTCGAGCGCCTGGACGGCCTTGCGGACACGGTTGAAGTGCCACTCGACGCGGTCCCATTCGCGGCGCGTCATGGCGGCCTTCAGGGCGTCGAGCCGGCGGTACAACTCGTCGATGGCGCGGTTCTCGGCGCGTTTTTCGACCGGGGCGTCATCGTTCACGGGTGACCCCCTTGAGCAGGTAGGCGATGGCGTCGAGCTCGTCGGGGCGCCACAGGTAGCTGAGCACCCGGTTGCAGCCGTCGAGCAGCTCGAGCGTGTCGCGCTGGTCGGTCGACACCTTGCCGCGTTCGGTCTTGAGCTCGGCCAGGATCACCGTCGGCGGTCGGACGAGGGCGAGATCGGGCCAACCCGGCGTCGAGTACGGGCTGAAGGTGGTCGAGTAGCTGCGCCAGCCGTAGGCCCGGGCGATGTCGAGCACTTGCCGGCGCCACTGGGCCTCGTTCACGCCGACCACCTGGCGCGACCGACGGCGCCGGTATGTATGTGACATAGACCGCCCTCAAGCGGCACCGTGCGACTGCATGGCTGCCCGTTGAGATTGGTGGCCGCGCAGGGGTACTCGTTTCGGTGTTTGCCGTTCGCGACCGCCGGCATGAGGTCCTCACGGCCGACCCGGCGTAACGCTTGCTCAATCTTTGACCCTGGCCTGATGTAGCGCCGGTTAGGCGGCGGCGCCGTACCGTCGAGGATCCTCTTCGCCCTTTCTACTTCCGAGGGCCGGTGCGATGTCGGGTGACGCAAAACAGACAATGCGTGGGCGCGCCGTTGTGTTTCATATTTCTCAGGCGAGAGATAACGCCGACCTTCAGTGATGATGAGATAACAATCGCCACCGCACGTGCGCTGAACTTTGCGTCTACGTCGAAACGGTTTGCCACATATCTCGCACGTGGCCTGACACGCCGCCTCAGCGTCGGCCGCGGCCCGGGCTTGTTCGGCCGCCCGCCGTATCTGGCGCGTTTGGCCGACGATGACGCCTTCGCGTTTTGTTATCTGACGGACGCGTTCTCGGGTGATCCCGAACTCGGCGCCCACCGCTTGGAGCGTTAGGCCCTCATTGACGCGATCCGCGATGGCCGCGTCGCGGGCGGCATTTGTCGACCCACGCCGCCGGGGTTCTCTTGGCCTCGGCGGCGTTTGCTGGACCTTGGCCCGCTCGAGCCTGGCACGGAGACGGTTGTTCTGACGGTCGGTATATCCGACCATGGCGACGAGCTCGGCTATGACGCCGACGGCTAAATCGGGATCGTCGCGTATGAGCTGAGCCGCGATGGAACGGACCCATTTGTCCGAGTCGTCGCGGATGTCCTCGACGGCCATGAGGGCGTCACGGGCGGCAGCCACGCCGTCACCGTTCACGCCGGCCCCTCGTTATGGAAGGCGGCGTGATGTCTGGCGCACAGGACTACGAGGTCGCTCGGCCGTTCGTGCCCGAGGCGGGCGTAGGTGTTGTGGTGGACGTGCAGCTCGACGTCGCGCTGACTGGCGCTGCAGAGCTGACACTTGAAGTCGGCGCGGACGAGCGCACCGCGTCGCACGGTCTGCCAGTGCTCGGTCTGGAGATATTCCGCGTAAGGCAGCTTCTTGAACTCGGGCCGGTGGGCGTCCCAAAGCCACTCATCCGAGAGCCACCCGGCCGCGGTCACCGGACTGGTGCCGCGGGCTTCGAGTTCGTCCAGAAACAGCCCTAGCAGGTGAGAGATGTGGACAGCTGTGACGTTTTCGCAGGTCACGGCGTTATCCACACCCCCAACTGAAAGTAATTAACAGATGTAAGTAATTGTCTCTGGTAGGGGTAGGGGTACAGGGCATGGCGCGGCATATGCGGAACGGATGCGTAGGCATATGCGGGCGCATTACGGTTCGCATCTTTCGGTTCGCGCTTTTGACCAACGAACCTGAGCGGCGTTGCGGGCGGACGCCGAACGGTTTTCACCGACGCCGTTCCATTCCATGTAATCGTGGACTTCGATCGTCTCCCCTGGTCCGACCTTGTGCCACAGTTCGACGGCCAGTAGTGCCCGGTGTGCCTTGGGCCGGTAACCAAGTAGGGCTCTTACCTTCGATCCCGGCACGCGTCCGCGGGTGTTATTGCGGCGACAAAACGCCAAACTTGCGATGAACAGCAATGGGGCGTAACCGTCGAGTTCGAAGGCGTCAATTACCTTCAAATGTTCGTCAAAATGGTCGTCGAGATAGACCCAGGGCATCACCGTCTCACCATGTCGGGTCGCCCTTCTCGCCCCGTTCGGCCTCGCGCAAGAGGGCGGCCTGTTCGGCCTGGCTCCAGGCTTCGCGCACCTCGAGGTCGGGCACGCCATCGGCGTCGTGAACCACGAGTACTGCTTCGAGCCGGGTTTTACAGATCGGGCAAATCACTCGTAGTTTTCGGCATCGATCGCGGCGGCTTCTTCGATCTTGCCTAGCTCGGCCACCTGGGCGGCGAAATCACGCAGCGTGCTTGGCGGAAAGTCCAGGTTCACCGAGTCCAGCCATTTACGGAATGCGGCGCGGTCGGCTGGCTTCAGTCTGTTGAGACGCAACTGAAGCTCGGCAGTGGCCTTGATCAGCTCGCCGTTAGCGTCGGT